CTTATTTCTAAATCAAATTCTCTTACAGTATAATCTCCAGATTCATCATAGGTTCTTCTTGCTAATGTATCCTCTAATATATTATATTCAGTAGAACGAACTTGATTTTGTCTAATACCATTTGATAATCTTAATAATTCTATAAAGTTTGTATCAGAAGTAGATGATATCGTTCTTTTAGCTAAAGTTAAATCTATTTTAAATCTATGAGCACCTGGAGCATTTATATTTGAAGAACCTTGAGCATTGTCATTAAGTGTAGCATCATCTGATGGCGATATAAAACTTTCTGTAATTTCTAAACCAATTCGATAACTTGGTGTGTTTGTATATTTGTCTAATATTAAAGTTTGATCTGATACTGATACGTGAAAACCATTAACGTAATAAACACCAGCAGCAATATTAGCCGCTGAACCTGTAGCAGTTGAAGCCACAACTAAAGTAGCGGTAGATGAATCAACCATATTTACAGCGTTTACTGTTTCAGCGGCAGTAAATTCTTTTGAAGTGTTGTTTGAACCTGTTTGAGTATATTTTACGTATAAAGTGTCAGGATCAGTACCGTCTGTAGCAACAAAATTTATAACTAATGCTTTTACACCAGAGGTAGCACCTGTTAATGTAGCACCTAGATAATTAGCTAAAGTAGATGAACGTGAAGTAAGTTTAACTGCTGAATAATCTAAATCAAATCCAATTTCACCTGGAATAATCATAGCACCTTTTTCAAAAAGATGATCCGATACTCTTTCTATTTGATTTTGTAATATAGTTTGTGTTTGTGTTAACTCTCTTGCCTGTACAGCGAAAGCAGGTCTAAAAAGTATTCTATGAAACTTTTTCGACTCTGTATAGTCATCATAGTAAGGCGAAAGGTTAAAGTCTGTTGGACTTGGCATTTATCTTTCCTTAAAATTCAATAATTAACTTAACATTTTCTGTTTGATCTGCAGCTCTAGCTATTGGTGATCTATTTTCTATGTAAATAACATCACCTTTATCAGCATCAATTTCAGAGGCAGCATATCCACTTGTAAAAGTTATATTATCAGCAGTTTCACTTCCTGCTGAACTTGGTGTACCTGTGGCACCTGATGATACACCAGTGACTACGTTAGCACCGCTAAATGCTGTTAAATTACCATTACTGTCAATACCTTCATCATTAAATCTTGTTTGTATGTAATGTAAAATTCTATTTGATGAATCGTATTCTACAACTTTTCCTACAGCACCTGTGGATGCTTGATTGATTTCTTCATCAACTGTAAATGTTCCTGGAGCTGGAGAGGAAGCAAATCGTATTGCTTTTGTTCCTCTTAATGTAGTTGCTGAAGCAGCTGAACCACCTGAAAATGGATCTCTTAATAAACAAATTCTTCTAAAATCGTTTGTAACTGTAAAATCGCCTGTGTTTGATGACTCTGTTCCTTCAAAACTTGTATTTAACATTACAAAAAATCCACCTAATTCTTCCACAGCATTAAAACCATGACCACCTTTTGGTTCAATAATTACATCTAACTCTGAACCTGTTAAACCTGTGGCACCAGCAGCAACTATATCAGAATTTCTTATGTAAGCAAAAGTATATCCTGAACCTACGGCTGTAACAGTCACAGCGGTAATAACACCGCCGCTAACTGTTACTGAAACTGTGCCTGAAGAACCATCGCCTCTTATAGCTACACCTGTATGTGTACCATTTGTACCACCAGTGCCTGCTGATTTAATTTTTACAATACGAACAGCACCATCAACAGCAGCTGCTGAAACTGTGCCATCTGTAGCAACGGCCATAAAATCAGTTGATAAAAAGTTTGATTGTTGTGAAGCTGTAAGTGTGTACATATATTTCCATTTATAACCATCAGCAGTTGTTAATACTGCGGTCGAAGTGCCACTAGGTTCAACTGTAGAAGCAGCATTTGAATTATTGTCTAAAACTTTATAAACATTATATGCTGATGACATTACATAAAAAGTAGCATCAAATAAACTTGTAGCTCCTGAATTTGAGGATTGTGTTGTTGTTGTGCCAGTGATTCTGTTGCCATAATCGTGTCTGTAATAATCATAAATTGTGCCAGTTGTCCAGTTTCTTCTTGGTATTACAAATGATATGTCTGAGCTTGCTATTTTTTTAGCGGCCAATAAATCATCAAAGGTATAAAATTCTTCTTGTATTGAATCAGCAGGTGTTAATGGAGCTGCGTCTGTTCCCTCATTATCTGTTCTGCTGTCGCCTCGTGTGGATGTAGCAAAAGCCTGTGGTCTTCCTATTGCTAAATAATACACATTAGGTGAAGCTTCTGAAAATGACTCACTAAATTGTTCACTATTATGTATTCTAAACTTATTTGTTATAATTGCTGGCATATTTTATTATTCTTTCTTACTATTTATACTGTTTTCATTAAGGTTTATTTGGCCAAGTTATGTTATTTACTTGTTCAATTGTTGTTAATTCATTTGTAATATCTCTTAATGCTTGTCTATAAGTAATCCAATTAGCTTTGTCAATTATTGGACTATCTGCAAGTACAACATAATCGCTATCAACTAGTAATTTATTTCTTTTAGCTCTTAAATTATCTAGTGCCATATCCAATTCTACTTGTGGAAGTATAGCTAGTATTTCTTCTTTTGATATTGGTGGTGTGCCTTGATGCCATTCTATTTCACAAGTGTTAATATTTGTTCCTTTTACAACTACTTTTGCATTTGGATTAATTTTTAAAATTGCGTTTATAATCATAATTAACCTGCTATTTCTATTAAAGTAATAGTTGATTCACATTCATTATTATCACCTACAACCACAATTCCAGAATTTTGTAGATTTCTTATTTGTAATTTATATGTTTTTTGTGAAGTAGTATTAGGAGAATCTAAAAAAGAAGCAGTAGCACCACTAATTCTTAATGTACTAGATCCTGCAGTATATAAAGCTGCATGAGTTAAAAGTTTATTAAAACTTGCACCATCAAAAATTCTAACACCTAAATAAGCACTACCACTATCTCTCCTAATACCATTAATAGAACCTATAATTAAAATTTTACTACTTGTAAATGTAGGAGTTATATTTACAGATAAATAATCTGAAAATGTAGATGAACTAGTACCTGTTTCTGTTGTAGTAGAACCAGATACAACCTGCAACACAGCACCTGTTCCTAGTTTAGTTGTAGCTATCGCAGCACTAGCATTAATATCCGCATTGATAATTGAACCATCAGCAATAGCGTTTGGCCCAGTAGCAGTAATTAAATTAGCAAAACTTCTTGTAATTGTTCCCATATATTATAAGTACCTTATTTGTATTTCAGCAGATGCTGCTGGCGCCGTAACAAAAGTTAATGTTGTTGATGCTATTGTATAGTCTGTTGTAGGGACTAAACATATACCATTTACAAAAACCAGTACATCATTTACATTTCTACCACTATTTATCGTAAATGCCGTAGTAGCACCGTCACCTGTAGCTGTATCTGTAATATTTCCTAATACAATTTTACCTGCCATACCTGAATGATATTGACAAACATAATAAATTGTTGTTGAAGAACCTGATGGCACTTCAATATATAAAGTGCCTGTTACTTGTAATAATGCTGAAGCTCCTGTTGTTACCACTCCAGTTGATGAGATATGCGTTATACCTGTTGTATAGGCGTTGCCTGAGCTATAACCACCTGAAACTGTTTGTAAATGAAAAGGATGTCCTGATACATTTAAATTTAAAGCATATGTGTGGCCTGCTCTTAAATATAATGTAGGATTATTACCTGAATAATGCGAGTTAAATAGATAGGCACTCGCACCTGAATTTGTAACGTCAATAGAAGCAGATGTTTGTAAGACTTTATCAGAAAAATTATCTGAATTTATATTTGTAATAGTATTGTTTGAAGAATTAATTGTTTTATTTGTTAATGTATTTGTAGATGAAACAGTAGGCACTGTAACACCCTCAACTGCTAAAACTCCTGCTGATGAACGTGATAGTGTTGTGTCACTAGCATGACCTAATTCTAATGTACCAACA